CCTGATCGATATCGTGGGTTGCCTTTACCTACATACTTTTTGGGATTGGTGGGAACAAACACACCCTGGGCAAAATTTGTCATGGAAGAACATTGCGGGCTGTAAAGTAGTTGGGTGTTAGCACAGAATTTACACCCAACAGTGTGCTGGGACTACGTATACCATTGAGATAGTATGCCAGCGTGGCAGTGAGTTGAAGTTGGTCTTGGTCTTGGATTTGATCCAAGATCGTCAGTACTGGTACACCAGTTTGGTCCGATACACGAAACAAAGCTGTTGTGAAATTCTGTGCGGCTTCAACTGTTTTAAAAACTGTTTTAAAAAAGCTGTTGACAATATCATATTCCATGGCAGGAACTGACATTTCAAATTCATAAAATTGATCAAATACTCTCACTGTTTGATCTAACTTGTTATTGGCTGCGTTAACTGTGCTCATGTATTAACCTTTGGGCGGTGTTGGAAATATAGGACGATTCAAAACATTACGTATGCCGGTTGTGTCAAGTCCACCGGGTGTGCCACTAATGGTAGATCTCAATACACCTTGTACTGTGCCAATGGCTTCGTTCTTGACAATAGATTTTAAGTTTTGGCCCTTGAAGGTGTTGTATGCTGTGCCAGCTTTTTGTACTGCGCCTATGACACCAGCCACGCTGCCGCTTTCTAAGTCTCCAATTATGCCCAATCCAGTATCTATCAAGCCGCCTTGACCCAACACGCTTCGTGAACCACCCGGGCGACTCAATGGACTTTTTTGTTGATCGTAATTGTCGTTTTGTGCAAACCCTTTTACACTGGTGTTTGGAGTTGACCCAATTGCACCAGAATAATATTTCACTGTTTCATAACTCACGGTCATGGAATTTTCCATAACACCATTGCCTTGACTGTAATCGTATGTGTCATGACTCCACTCGTTGATCATGGGGTTAATCAATACGTAACTATTCCAAGCATGCTGATCAAACCCATATATGGTAATGTCTTTGAAGAAAGCTGGCTTACCGCCTGCAGAATTGGTTCCGTCAGAATAGGCTTCACCTATGTAGCCCCAGTCATTGACATTGGCAATACGCTGGTTGCTGTAAATGTCTCGTTGGTTGTAATCAAATCCGTTGGTTTGTGTTTGCAACAAGCCAATTGAACCATTGGTGTTGGTCACACCATCATATTTTTGACTGGGATCTTTGTAGTAATACGAATAATAGTTGTACCACATTGTGCGAATTAAATCACCGCCATCATCGTGGAATCTCACACTGATTGGATCGTAGTTTATTTTTTTCTGTATTAGACGTTTACGATTGTATTGATTTAGTGTTTCAACATCAAACTTGTACTTGGGCAAATCAATAGTTTTGACCAGCAACCCAATTGTGGAAACGTCAGGAGTAGAAAAAATATTTCTTAACTGTGGCAGTTGTGCGGTGTTAAGATTGAAGTAGACATGAAAAAGATATTTGAACCTTGGGCTATTTGCATAACCGTTGGTTCTAAATATCTTGCTGGCGTGAGTGTAATCACGCACATAATCATTGCCAAAGAAGGACTTGAGGAAATCTTGTCCGAAGGCCATGGGTTAATTAAGTTCCTGCAGTACCAACACCAGAAACAATAGATCCAGCCAAACGTGCCACTTGTGCACCAACGCCAGAACCCAAGGGAGTCTGCACTGCGTTGTCAAAACGTACTTGCATGGTAATTGTCACTGCTTCGCTAGAACCATAGTTCAAATCATTGTAGTTGACCTGATTTAAGTAGCAACCATAACATTCCCAAGTCTCTAAAATAACAGGCTCAGATGCGCCGTTACCACCGTCAAGTATTTCTAATTTAGTCAAGAACTTGTAATCAATACCAGCGGCAGCACTTGCTTGTTCAGAGAAGTCCAACTGCTTTTGCAATTGTTGACCAACCAAACGTGCAACTTCACCAGAAGCATCGTCACGCAAGTTAACAGTAAGCATGTCCCAAGTATGCTTACCAGCCAAATACATGCGGCTGTTGTAAATTTCAATTGGAATCTCATCAAATGTTACTGATGGACGAGTAAAGTCAATCACTTGTTTGGTAAGTTCAGTTGTTGGGGTAGCGCCTTGAGCTCCAAAATTCTCAAACATCACTCGAAAGCGATATTTGAGTTTTGGCATTAGCAACCCTTGAGTTGACGAGCTCTGATCGCTTGCCAAGGGCACTGTCATTCTTGTTAATGATGAAACAGCCATGTGTTATCTCCTATATACGTTATTTATGCTCGATCAAACACCAGCTGATGTAGCAACTTGCCCTGAAGCAATCTCACCAGTGTTCTTGAGACGTACTGGTATGTAGATGAATTCAACAGCTTTCACAGGCTCAATAGCAATGTCCATGTATAGTTCATTTCTATCGATACGAGCCGGAGTGTTGTTGCTTAAATCACACACAATCAAGTAATCATAGATACCACGTTTAGCAACCAAATCTAACATTAGTCCATCAACCGCATTGGTGAACTGATTGCGAGTAATCTGGTCGTTGGGTTCAAATATAAATGTGCTACCAATTTGTTCAAGTCTTGCACGGATATAAGCAACCAAACGTGCCACGTTGATACGATCCAACGAGCTAGCAACCGCAGACTCAGTTTTATTACCATAGTTGGTGATACCAACACCAGGAATAAACGTAATTGGGTTGATCTTGTTAGTGTACAACACATCGCGTAGGCCTTGCCCAGTAGCAATAGTATTAAACTCGCCTGTTTGTGCATTGATGTAACCAATTGAAATAGCGTTATCAATAACACCGCGGCGCACACCAGCTGGGGCTAACCAAGGATACGCAACTTCGTCACTTCGAACAATAGTGCGCAACATCATGTGGCTTGGTGGTTGTACCACCACTGAACCGGACAAATCAGTCGTTTGGCAGCTTGGATAGAACACGCCCACGTATGGGTCACTCAATGTCAATCCATCGCCTGTTGCAAATCCTAGACCGCTGGCGTTGGTTGCCCAGGCAACAACATCAGTACCAGTTGGGTTCAAACGCATTGGAGTATCACCAATAATAAATGCAGTGTTGTTTCGTTCGTTGTTGAGTGCCACCATGTTAGTGATCAACTCAGGATATTGAGGGCAAGCAATCAAATTGAACTCGTTTTGCTCTTCTCTCAGTGTTTCTGATGTGTCAATTGCTGATTTCAGTGCGGCAACAATAAGTTGACGTTGCGACAAGCGACCCATGTATGGTGAACCATCAGCACGGTTGCCGGCAGCAGTTACCCAGGCATTGGTTTCCAACACACTCCAGTACGCAGTGTTTGTTGGCAAGTGGGCAGTGCCGGCAGCAATAGCAATGTAGATAATACCTTCGTACAACACCAAATTGTTCACAGAGTATGTTGTGGCGTTGCTGTATGAATCAACTGAGAAGTCTGTGCCGTTGAAATAGTCAACTTGGAAGCTCTTTACGTTGAAACCACTACGACGAGTGTTCCACAGCAACATGCCTTCAGGATATAGGCCAGGATCTGGTGCGTCTAAGTCAGTGTAGCTACTGGTCAGTAAACTAGTGATTGTTGGAAAGTTATCAGTAATTGGGTCGGTTGTACCATTTGACGCCCAACGAGCATCGGCAAACAATACACCATTTGATGTTGTTTGATCAATGTTGGAAATAGTCACCCACTGACTTACGCCATCAACCAATTCCCAACGTTTGATAATAGGGTATAGTTCAAGATTGCTGGTGTCAATCCACAAGTCACCGTAGACCAAATCAGTATCATCACTTTGTAGCAATGGTGCTGTGGCTGAAATTTGAGGACCAGCTGGGTCAGTTTGAGTTAGATCATAACCACGGATATCCAAGTCTACTGTTTTGTATCCAGCCCAGGCGCCATCGCTTTGTATCATGATATCAGCTTGGTTTGTGGCCGAGTAGTACCATAAACGTCCGTCTACAGGATCAAGGCTTGGTGCACTTGCGGCTGCTGTGTATGTTAATGGAACCCAGTTGCTCAACAACAATGAACCAGTTTGTGTGCCAGTACCGTTTGTTACGCCAGTGATGGCATTTGTGATATAGCAGGCAGTTGTGCCAGTAATTGGAGTACCTATTGTTTCGTCAAGCACAATCAATCCACCTAGAGCGTGTGTAAACACAATTGCGCCATCACTATCAACTGATGCTGATACATTAGGCACTGCGGCTTGCGATACTGCTGTTACAAAATTAGCGGCTGTTGTGCCATTAATAGTGGCAGACACAGGAGTTGTCAACGTAGTGCTATTAGCTACACTTGCAGAAATAGTAAATGTGTTTCCATTAATAAACACAGGGTTAGTGTTTGCACCAGTAATAACTGTGGCGCCTGCAACAGCACGTTCGTAAACTTTGAATGTTCCAGTGTTGTTGTATTCAGCTAGTCCATTTAATTCAGGATCAGTATTGTACTGAACATATAATGCACCAGCTGCAATGTTTTTGCCACCACCAGCTGGGTCAAGTGCTTTGTTGGCGCTTTGATCATTTTCATAGATAGGTGCGCTTTGTGTTACAAATGCACCCAGTACAGAACTATATTCTTTGACAACAATGTTAGCACCAGAATTCACAGCAGTCAACATATTCCACACGGAACCTGTGGGACGTGGTTGAGTTTGTGTGCTACCCCAACGTGGAACAGTGTAGTTAGGACTCTGTTGCAACTGAGGAGTGTAGTATGAATTAGCAGTAATGCCCAATGCTGTTAGCAATGCACTGGTGCTATCTGTACCAATTTGCACAACGCCGCCATCAGCAGTGGATCCATCGCTGGTTCCTTCGCTATCAACAAAAATGTTTAATCGACTGCTAGAATCAGCTGTGGCAGTTACACCAGGAATTGATGCAGAAACAATGGCGGAGGCTAAGTTTGTAACATAATTGTTGGGTGATACTGGAACGCTAACCGTAGTTCCGTTAATAACAATGCTACCAGCAGGTAATGTACTTGTTGCAGATACTGTGCCTTGCACTGTGGGCCAAGACAATTTCCAAGCATCAGATCCCACCAAGACCCAAACGTTGCTAGAATTTTTGTAATAGATGGGGTTGTTGGCATTTGTAGCAACCACAGCATAATCACCAATACTACCCACGCTGGTGCTAGGAGCGCCAGATGTGAGTTGTGTGGTGCTGGTAATTACAATGGGAGTCTGTGCAGTAAATGCCGCTGTAGTAGCGTTCCACTGGAACACACCCCAAGAAGTAGTAGAAGTGTCTAGCCAATAAGTGCCGTCAGTGGGCGAACCCAAAGGACGTGTTAAACTGGCTGTGAGTTCAGCTAAATCAATGTCAGCACGTTGGATGTATGCTCTGTTGGAAATGCCCAAAACAGAGAACGCTGCCAACAAACCGTATTCGTTAAGCTCGTAACCATTGATTGGTGTACCCGCAGATGTCTTGTAAAAGAACGGGTTACCAAATGTAGATGCCAAATCTCGTTGGCTTGTTACAAGATAAACTTTACCTGCATTAACAGCCAGGGTGCCGGCTGCAACGCCGGTACCAGTACCGGAAATTTTATTCTGCGCTGTGGCTAACAGAATGTAGGGTACCGAGTTGGTAGAGGCTGGAATGTAGTTTGACTCATCAATGATGGTGACTTCTACGCCGGGAGATACTAGTGCCATATTTGCATCCTCATAAAATAATGTTACTAATATTTACCGAACCCGGTGAAATAACACGGAGTTGCGATGCCTATATATAGGTTTTGATGATAAATATCAGTATGAGACCCTTATGTGACGTATGCAAATCCAATCCACGTGCAGTGGCCTATCACAAGTATGACCGAATTTATTATAGATCCCAATGTAACATTTGCCTTCGTAAAGGACGCAAACTAAAAGCACAAGTCCCAAGATGGAAAATTGCTGGATACAAGAAAAAACCCACATGTGATCGATGTGGGTTTAAAGCAAGACACCATAGTCAATTAACAGTGTTTCATGTAGATGGAAATCTCAACAGTTGTGAGTTGATAAATCTCAAAACAGTGTGTTTAAATTGTATGCAAGAGATCACACGATTAGATCTTACTTGGCGTCGTGGAGATCTTGAACCAGATTATTGATCTGTGTAAACAAGTCTTCAAGGGTGCTGTTGTTATCTAGCACATAATCAAACTCAGTATCAACCCATGATGTTTCGCTGGCATGAATATTATGGGAATCTAACACAGCCTGTGCATCCATGTTGCCTTGATTTGCTTTTACTGCAATATTGTACCACCAGGGTTCTTCTCCCCTAGCAACACGAATCACATAGCCGCCACTTTGTTGGATTCCCCGAATTTCGTTCGGGAATCTACAGTCGCTGATGACCACATTGTCTTAGCTATTAT